TCTGCCCTTGCCTGAGCGGAGCGCGCGCGGAAATAAAGCACATATCCCCTATCAGTTGATAAGAGCCGCTCATATGCAGATTGGCGTTGTTTACGTTATAGCAATCATCCACTGATCCTGTTTCGATGTTGGCTTTGTCTGCCAACTTGTTATCAGTGGTAGTGGTATCATATGATTCTATATATTGCGGAGGAATGGATTGTGTTATAGATGTAGCTTCCGATGTTTTTACGCCGATAGTACCACGCTCAGAGCTATAATAGTATTGCCCCTTCGTAACAGGCTTTAGATCGTTGATTGTAGCAGTGGAATCTAACGCTAATCTTGCTAATTCTTCCATTTGCAAATAGTCGTAAACATCATCGGCTATCGCTCCCGATAAATCGTCTGCCGCGATATCGGCTGACAATGGCAGCCCTGCAATCGTTCGTGTCCGTGGTACATATTCGCCAGATGGAGGAACGATAGCGCCGGAAGCAAGCCCGACTAAAATATCATCCTCTGCCGCCGAAGAAGTGCCGGACGGATTAGCCGCTTTCTGACAGTCAAGCATAAACGTCATGGTTTTCAGCACTTGAGACGTAAGCTCATTATTGACTTCGGTAGTTGTGATGATTGAAATATCGCACTGAATGTTTCCTGCGATTTCCATGACAACGGATGGCACAAATACTGTCACTGTGCCATCAGTATTAACAGCACCCTCAACAGAGGCTTTCTTTGTCGTTTCAACTCCGCCCTCGATAACAGGTGTGAGGTTTTCGCAGTTAAACCATACCTCGGCGCTGTTCTGAATCTGTAAAGGAGTTCCGTTGTCGGAGATAGTCACCTTAAAGCCCCTCGTATAAGCGTCTTTCTGCTTTACCAGAATAGGAGCAATAGGATTGAATCGACTTACATCTAATGAAATTTCTTGAATAACTGAGCCGTTATATTGCATTAAATACCCCCTATCACATTCATTTTGGAATCTATATAAAACAATGCTGTTCTTAAAGGAACATCTACGGTTGATGTTGTGGGAGTTGATATGATCTCACCGCTAACAACAGATAATGAGTGTGTCGTAATTTGCTTAGTGGTTAATACGGTAATATCGCAGTTTACTCTATCGTCCAAAGATAACGCTTCATCAGGAATAGCGACTTTGATTTTGCCGTTCTCTATCTCAGCGTTAACACTCGCTTGATCTCCGTTCGCCAGTTCATAGTTGAACTTAGCTGTATATGTGTTCGGGATATCTAACGGTACATCATTCACTGCTAATTGAGTTATCAGCACATGAGAATCCGTATCATCCTGAGCGATCAATAACGGTCGGTAAAGATTGGCAGTGGTAACATCTGCGTTTAAGTCGTGCGTAACAATCAAGCCATAGTCACCTTCTTCCAAGTGGTAAATGTACTGCTGTCAAACGTCCTCACAAACTCGTCCCCTGTTGTTGAATACCACGCCTTTTGTACGCCGAAAAGATAGTAGTTTCCGTTAGCCAGCCTCTTAGCTGCCGTTACTTGCATGATAAGGTTGGTGTTAAGGTTGCCGTTAGGGAAGTTAGAAATAATAGATCCCTGTCCTGCACTGTACACATAAATTCCGGTGTCTTTGTAATTGTTGAGGTTGACAGTCGTATCAGCTATGTCCCTAATATAACCCATCACAGGAAATCCGTTTTGTCCGATCGTACCAACAACATCAAGCGTATAAACAGGATCATTGAAATTGATCCCCACTTTCTGCTTGCGTATAGCGATAACAGGAGTGCCGACCGCAACGGAATGTGTTAGTTGAACATTCTTAATTCCGTCCGTGATATTGAACGTCAGCGTGTACGATTTATTGCTGTCAAACTCAACAGGGTCGTCGTTCTGATCTACCCATGTTCCGTCAAACGAAAATCTATTTCCCGATATCTCCAGCTCAGGAACGAATGTCGAAAAAACGGAGCTTGAACCTTCTTCTTTTGCTTCAATGCTATTGCAGGTCAACAAAGGGTTAGCCCCATCGTTTAACGGAGGATCGCCGTACCATGAGCCTTCAAAGTCGAGGATGAGTGTTTTGCCTGTTCCGTTTTGCCTGTGTATATTGTCTGCTGTAAACGCAGGCGGAAGATAACTGTATATTTTTAAGGTCCGTTTTATTGTCCTTACAAACCCTCTTGAATCCTCTGCGCTAAATTCAATCTGCAAATCTCTGCTTATGGATTTGTATGTTGATAGGTCGAGCTCTATGTAGGAAGGAAGGACAGTATAATTTCTGCTGAAAGCGCCCGGAATCACTATGCTGTATTTATCGATTGTCGCTCCGTATTGTCCCTGGGCAGGCGAAGGGATCAGTTTCATCAAAGAGAAGCCTTGCAATCCGCCTGTATCATAAGTCGTTATTTTCCTTGTATTCGCCGTACTGCGCGTGTCACGCCAATCAGGGAACGTACTCCACCACGGCGAAAAAACATTATAAGAATTGTCGAGCGTGATATCCAAAATACGCGACGCAGAAGATTCAGTCCAGTATGAAGAAGTTTTGGACGGCGAAGATTGCAAATAAGCAACATATTTTACGGTTGTTTTGTCGGGTCTGCTTGAAAAATAACTCGCAAAATCGAAATCGTCTGTGCTGTTTTGACCGTTTAATATTCTAAAACTCTGAGTGTATATCCATTCAGCGCTTGTGTCGAACGGCTCTAAGTAGAAATAGTGGTTAACATCAGGCGAGCCATAAGGGTTACATCTCAACCGATAATATCTTTCTCTCGGCACAGATTGATGAAATTTGATTGTAAAATAATGCTTGCCTGCAATAGTTTTTAAAGCTAAATCTTCAATGTCATAAAAGGTTATCGCCATCAGGAATCCTCCAGATAAACTATATTCATGCCGTCATCGGCAGGCACCAACATAGCATTGCCGAGTTTGATATATGCGTTGTTTTCTACATTCGGATTATCAATGTTTGACTTGACTAAAAGGCGGTTGATTTGGCTCTCTAACTGTCCGTTCAACGCAAACACTAAACTCGTACCCTGATATACAGAAAAACTTTGCGGTTCAATTTTAGTGTGATATATCGTATCTGTTGAACTGACGTTGATACCTTCGGTGTTAATTAACCCTAAGACTGCCGTACCGTTTTTGTCTATTCCATATGACCATGACGTATAGGGCTCTCCTGCTTCTTTGTTCCAGTCAGCGCCCGAACACCAAACCACACCAGCGCCCGAAAAAGAATAGATAACATCGTTAGGCTGTAATTTTCCTTCTTCCGCTAATACAGACAAAGAAGTAGATCCGTCAGGGATATCGGCTGTTGTGAAATAGTAATAAGCGCTGTCACCATCTGTAACTGTTATCCTGCGTAAACCGAGGGCTTGCTTTACAATGTCGGTCAGCCTATCCCTCGCTGCCGTTTCGCTGTCCTGCAAGTTGCGAATTAAATCTTTCAGATACTTTTCGTCAGACTGTTGTTTTGCCGTACTGTTCTGCGTAACAACCTTTGCTTCCGTGTCCGACTTGCCGACACTCTCAATACTTGTGTCGCCGTTGAGCGTGAATGTAATCTTAGATATGACAGTTTTGTGTGTTGTACCGTCATTATCCTGATAGTTTACAATGTCCATCGGCTCTAAGTAGATCAGAGGAACGATAGAAGCTGTGCAGGGACGGTACGGTATAGCGGTAAGTGTCAGTGCGTTCCATATATTGTAAAAGGCTTCACTGTAAGTGCTTTGCCAGTTGTCACCTTGTATAAGCGAGTTGTTGTTGATGATATAGTGGTAGTAATCGGGTTCTTCGCTCTCAGTGCTGTTATAAACCGCAGATACGCCGTCCTTTTGCACTTCAAGTCCTGTGAACTGTACAGGCTCGTATACGTCGGAACTATATCTATCATGCGGAACGATAGTTTCATCTACTTCTTCAAGGAATCTGAAAATGAGTTTTCCGCTTGCGTCAAATAAAGCACACGTTCCTGTGAGCGCAGCCACCCACTGAATGAGCCGTCTGTAAGTAATGTTGCTATTCTCAGATAACAAACTGCCCATGTTTACGGTCAAATCGTAGTTAGGGAGACTCACAAAAGCAGCGCTATCATATTCAACATTGGTAACTGTGCAGATGGCGCTGACAATCCCTTGCAGAGTTTTGATACCCTGAAAAGGGTTGTCCTGTTTCGAGGTAGGAACATAGTAGTCAAACCAAGTCATTCTATCGAGCGCTGAGATAAAGATCGTGTCAGCTTTGTGCGGCATTGTGGTTATGGTGAATTTACCGATATGCCATTCATAAAGTCGTGCGTTCTCCCATCTTCTTGCGTTCCACTTTTTAATACCTAAACTAACATCAAGCTCTTTTCCCTCAAAGCTGATAGTGTTGATATCTACCTTTTGACCAGCCTTGTTATATAGATACCCTTTATTCAACAGAGTAAACTCAATCTCTGCCGATATAGCGGTGCCAATCTCCAACATGTTACCAGTGGTGAAATATCTATCCCACTTGAAGGAGTTTTGCGCAATGTCGTCGCCATCAATGCAGATAACATCGTTGCCGTTGATGAACTCGATATGTATTGTCTGTTTATAGTTGTTGCGTAATAGTTCCCTCGCTTCTTCGGGGATTACATCATTTGAAAACATAGTGCGCTCCTATTAGCTGGGATCTCGAGAAATAAGGTTGAACGAAAGATTAGTCCAGAGATTCTTAGTACCGTTGTACGCTGCTGCTGTCATGTTGCCTGTATAGAAAACCTCTGTCCTTCGATATCCGAAATAGGGATCAGTGATAGGGTCAATGAACGTAACGGTCACATACTCAGGAGCAAATGCGCTCATAATGCTTTGCATTTCCTCGGTGGTCAGATACGACCATTTGAGTTTCAAGCCCCTGATAAACCCTATTCTGTTTTTGTGCATAACGCCGTCCTCTGAACGTCCGGCGGTTGCGTTGGATAAATCCTCTTTTTCCCACTCATAAGAAGTAGGACACTTCACAAGCCGTGAACCGTCAACAGAAATAATCGGGTTAAAATCCTTTCCGTTATTAAAAGGGTTATAGCTCATGCAGTGTCCTCCTTTTATACTGTGCCAACAGGCACCGTGGCAACGCCGTTGCGCTGATTTTGTCTTACAAATGCGTTGGTAATAGATGATACGCTGATAGTGTTGTCTTTGCTCAGTAAAGCTCTTAACAGGTTGTTCTGCTCTCTGAGAAGTCTGTTTTGCTCCTCGTTGGCACTCTCAACACCTTCCGCAATACCTTCAATGATCTGTTCATTGTTGGCGACTGCTGTACGACCGTTGTTAAACTGACCGACAAGCTCATTGTGGTTGGCGTAGAACAGTCCGTCCTCGGGGAAGCCGCCGGTAGCGAGTTTCGGTATCTCGGGAATGTTAAAGCCAAACTTCTTTCCGCCGATAAACGGTACCCAGTCGGGAACATCAAAACTAATCTTGTTAGCGCCCCTAATCAGTACGTTAATGCCATCGATGATCCAGTTAACAGGTGTTTTGATAACATTCCAAATCCCCTGCCAGAGATTGCTAAACCACTGTTTTATACCGTCAAAGGCGCTCTTGATACCAGATACAGCCTTGCTGAAAAGATTTTTGAAGAAGTCAACAACAGGCGAAAAGATATTTTTGATACCACTCCACAAATTGGAGAACAGATTTTTCACAGGAGATACAATGTTCTTATCAAACCACCCTGTCACTGAGCTCCAAATGTTTTTGATATCGCTCCACAGATTAGAGAAGAATTGTTTCACGGAGTTCCACAATCCCTTAAAGAGATTTGTGACCGGCTGAATGACATTCGAGCTGAACCAGTCTTTCACTAAGCTCCACTGTGTCTTTATCCAGTCCCAAGCAAAACGGAACGGCAGCGTGATAGCGTCGAGCAGGGTTTTAAACACGCCCTTCACCAGCGAAACAACGCCGTCTACGATTTGCTTTGCTCCCTCTTTGATGGAGGCTTGATCGTTATTGAAAATACCCTTGATAACCTTTAACACGCCACCAAGCACATCTAAAATGCCACTAATCAGCTCCCAGACAGGCTCTAAGGTGCTTATGATAGTGTCGATGAAAGGTGAAGCGGCTTCGATGATATCACCGACAATCTCAAACAAATCGCCTAAAATCGGTGCCAATTTGTCTGCGATTCGGACGATCATATCTAAGATTTTGTCGATGAGCGGTGAAAGAACGGTTATGATTTTTCCGATCGCCTCACCAATCACAGGTAAGACAGGAGAAAGCTTTTCCATCACGGCTGAAACGGTGCTGATAATTTTGCTCAACACAGGTGAAAGCGCCGTAATAATCGGAGAAAGCATGGAGGCAATATTGCTAAGCACAGTGCCGATAGCGGGCAAAAATTCCTCTGCAATCGGAGGCAAAATCTCATCAAGCAGGACTTTGAATGAGCCGACCAGTTCAGCTACAGGCTCTTTCAGGCCTTTAAAAGATTCTTCAAACGCAGACATATCTAAGTCTATTCCAAGCAAATCTCCTAAACCTTCAAAAGCGGCGGCGGCTATGTCAACTACGCCATCCCATAGACCTCGCCAATCGATATTTGCCAAGCCATCTGAAAACGCCTTGCCTATTCCGCTCCAATCAATCTTTGTTAGAGCTTCCGCAATCGCATTTAGCAGATTAGTAGCCAACACCGATATCTTTCCGAGATCGAATGTCGAGATAAAGGCTATGATGGTGTCTGATACCTTCGCCCAATCGATGGTGGTTATTAGTCCTGTTAGGAATTCTAAGCCTCTCGATATCCAGCCGACAAGCGCTCTTGCTAATAGCTTTGCGTTTTCAACACTCGCCAAGCCGTTTATCATTTTCCCTATTCCAACACCAAGAGCAGACCAGTCAACGCCCTCGATATAAGTCACATAGAATAGCAGAGCCGTTTTGATACCCTCAGATATCGTCTGCCCTAACTTAGTCCAGTTTAAGTCTGCTACAAAGCCGTTGATGAATGTATAGATTCTCGTAGCAATATCTTTTGCTTTTTGCTGAATGGGAGCCCAGTTAATACCATCCAAAAGACCGTTTATCTTCTCTGCAAAGAAGGAGCCTAAGCCACTCCAATCAATGCCCTTGATCGACTCTAACAAGTCGTCAGACAATCCTGCAATCTGTGTCGGAGCTTCCACAAACATTGTGCTGTAATCTAATCCGCTCTTATCTCCTGTGCCGGACGATGTAGAAGCGGTGTTTTTGTCGGAAGCCTGTTCGCCAATAACGGTGATCTCATCCAATCCTGCAAAAGACCTTTTGAGTTCTTCGGTTTTGTCTTTCAGCTTATCTGTGCTTTTGCTTGCACTGTCAGCCGCCTCCGCATACTCCGTTGTTACCCTCACGGCTTTTGAATATGTTTTCTTGCCTGATAATGCGGCGAACATCTCCGCAATCTTATTGTTTATCTCGGTAAACTTTGTGAGAATCGTGTCAAGCAGAGGCGTAAACGTGTTGACCAGAGGAGCGACTACAGCACCTAACGAGTTCTTAAACGTCAAATACGCAGAGGCAAGCGTATCTAAGTTCTTAGAAAACTCACCGTTGAACGTCTTTGAGTATTGGTATATATCGTTTATTCCGTCTTTGAAAGCCGATGTAATGCTCTTGATTATCGTCCTGATAACTCGATAGAAAGCTATGCGTTTTAGTGAGCTTATCACGGTGGATAGCTTACTTGCGAATTGTCCGATAATAGAGGATGAAAACGCACTCTTTATCGATGAGCCAACAGTGGTGACGGCAGATTTGAGCTTAGAGAATCCAGTTTTTGCCATCGACACGAAAGTAGAAGCTACTTTCTTTGCGGTTGAATAAACGGTAGATACGGTGGAAGCTACAGCTTTTGCCTTGCCCCAAGCCGACGACAACGAGCTTGTCCAATCTTTGAACCCTGTATTGGTGCTTTGCGCTTTATCGCTGATAGCGGATACTTTGTCTTTTATGTCGGTCGCTTTCGACGGCGCCTCCGTACTCATCGTGGCTTGCCGAGTGCCACCGAGATTAGCAGCACTGTCTTTTATGGCCCTCGTAGCTTTTGTAGCGCTTGCCGTAGACATTGTTTTGTTTACGGTAGAAGAAAAGTTTTTGAGGTTATCGGACTTCAAGCTGTTGACGGTTGATTTTAACGTGCCGAGTTTGTCGCTCAGAGAATTGACAGAGCCGGAGCTACTGTTAGCTCCGCTTTTCACTTGACCGAGTTTAGATATTAAGCTGTTTAGTGTGCTTTCGGCTGATTTGCTATCGCCTGTTACCTTAATAACTAAAGTATCAATTATCTCGTCTGCCACTGTCATTCACTTCCTTGTCAGCCTGTTCGGAAAGTTTTTCGTTATGGGATTTCGCCCACGCTTTCATATCCGCTATAAACGCCTCATACTTCCTGCGCTCATCACGCTTTCTGCGTTCCTCTGCTTCTTTTTTGGTCAAAGCTATCGGTTCATCCCGATACTCTATCGGCTTTGTACCGTTCTTTGCAAACGCCCTGAATATAGGCGACACGCAGCACAGAGCCTCGTATATATATAAGCCTTGCAGCCATAGGTTTCTGTTTGTTTCTTGTTGGCGTAGTTTGTACGCCTCTCGGTAAGCGATAACTAACGTGCTTTCGCCCTCCCAATACTGTTCGGGCGTCATGCCTATCGAGATGTAAAATGGTAAGTGTTCAACGAATATATCTGTATAAGAAATGGGAGCGCGACTATCTGCCACGCCCCCATCAAGGGACGGACGATCACTTACCAGCTCGTGTCCCAGCTCACGTTTCCCTCGTCGTTTTCGTCAGGTTCATCAAACAGGGTATTCGCCGGTTCAATATACATTTCAGACAACTTCTCAAACATCAGGTCTTTGTTGGTGAAATGCTTTAAAATCTCATCGGTGGTGTCCTGAGAAATGCCTTTGTGGTGCATTTGGAAAGCACCCCAGAACAGGAGTGGGAGCAGGGTGACAGGCTTTGCGTCAACCTCGTTCAGATTGAAGCCTCTGCGCTCCATGATATTCTTAACTACTTTTCGGTTATACTCCAGCGTGTAGTCCTTACCTTCATAGCTGAAAGTAATAGTCTTAGGAGTAGTAGCTTTCTTGCTCATAAGTGTAGATCCCTTTCTCGCTTATAGCGTGTGATTATTCAAATACGATCGGAGTGCTGACTGCTACCGAAACAGTCATTTCGCGCACAGCGTTAACGTCGCCGCCATTGACATAGACGGAAACATAGCCCTTAAAGGACATTTTGCCATCCTCGCCAGTGGGAGTAGCAACGCCATCAGCGACGGTGCCGCCGAACCAGACTGCCAGATCCTGCTCAACGCCCTCAAGAGCCTTGATAGCAGAATAGTCAGACTTGACATAGTTGCAGGTGAACTCTTTGGTATCATTCTGCTGAATACCGAAGATGTGGGTCTGCATACCGTCAGACAGTGTGGTGGTTTCAAGCAGTTCAGGAGAACCACCCATGTCGGGATAGTTCTTGATATCTACCAGCTTATCGTAGGTAGTGGTACCGCCGCTTGTAGTGCCCTTCATCAAAAACGACTTATAGGTAGAAGTCGGTGTGGTTGCTGCTGACATTTAATTACCTCCTTGTTATTTCTCCGTTTGCAGAGATATTAGCGGAAAAACGCCCTACGATTCTGAACTTAGTGGAATTGTCAATACTCATAGGTAACATAGAGTTCCGCATAAACCCTAAGTTGACGAGTGTGTCGCTAACAATAGAGAATATAGCTTTACACTCGCTTTTCTTATTCTTTCTCTTGTTGGAATAGACGTTGACCTCATACGTTACGATAACGTGATTCTCGTTGCTTCCTGAATCGACTGTTCGTGTGTTAACGTAGTTGTCGATCTGCTCAATACAGACGCAAGGAAAAACCGAAGGAGCTAACAAAGTTTCATCGTATACAGTAATATCGGGATATTCAGTTCTCAGAGCAGTCAAAACCGCCTGACCGATAATGCTTTCATTATCTATCATTAGAGCCGTAAACCTCCCTCGCTATATCGATGATTTTGTTTCTCATGTCTTTCGACGCTTCATACATACCCCTCGCAGGAGGATTACCATGTGTGATAACAACGGTTTTGCCTGATTTCTTTTGAATAACTCTGCCGTTAGTGCCGGGATTCCCATAATAACCCCAGCTATCATTTGAGCCTTTCCCCTCGCCATATTCGCCTCTGATAAAGCCTAATTCGGCTTCCATCGGGTGTCTATCGGGATAAAAAACACCGGCACCAAACTCAATGAAAGTCACGGCGCTTCCCTCGGCTTTTATCGCAAGCTCAGTGTCGGATATCCATTGCGGCGTACTCGTCACAACAACATCATTATCTCCGTCATACTGAGCGCTTGCGAATTTCACCTGCGCTGTATCAATTCCGATTTCCGCCAATCTTTCAAGCATGGTCTTAGTCTTGCTTTGCAGACTGTCCCGATATTGCTTTAATTGGCTGATAATCGTATCAACATTTGTGTTTAGTTCAATCAAGATACATCAACCTTGCTGATTGCAATCGATATGGAATTGAGCGATTTTGCTACCCTTTTTACGATATAGTCAAACACATACTCGCCGTCTGCGTCTTTCGTAGGCCGAACGTCAATAAACAGTAGGGTGTTTTCGTCTATCGGGCAGTTAATATCATCGGTTACAATGACTTTGTGATACTCGATATCATTACCAAACTGCTCTACGCTTGACGTACCAGTGGCAGGAGCGATATTAGCTCTCATCATGACAGGATCGCCATATACCAACTCTCTACCCATGCCGTCAGGCTTAGGAGCTGAGCCAGTCAAAAGCGAGTAATAAAACGTCCTTTTGTTGCGCTCTAAGCACCTCATCCGACCACCTCAACACAGGGCGTGACGCTTTTGAGAATTGCTTCTTCGCTCTCAAAGGTGCGATTTACGCCATTTTCGTTGTGAGCGGATTCGCCCTCAGCGCCGCGCTTATAATAGAGGATGATCGCCAAGTCAAGCTGCTTGTCCTGATATCTTGTCGGCACCGTAGTTGTTTCGGTGTCGTAGCCAAAAGGATAGCATTTGTCGAGAATCTTTGAGGCGGCTAAACGGAGGTAAACGCTTACTAAAAAATCATCCGTTTCGCCTGTAAGCACTTTCATTTGGTCTAACAAACTATTCATTTCGTTTACCTCCTGTTAGTTTTATTGATTAGCCCTCTGTGCCGGACGTCGGAGCGTCAAAGGAAGCAGCGAGGTTGGTAAACTTAGCGTGATACCACTCGGGGCCGTGATCGAGACCGAGCTGACCGAAGATCTGATACTGAGTGCCAGCGCCAGTCTTAGCGAGCTCCTCGAGGAAGAAGTTGCCATGATCGGGAGTGGGCTGTTCGACAGGACGGATAACGTCAAGGTTGAGAACCAGAGCAGTACCGGCAGGCAGGCACTCACCGAGATAGAGGTAAACCTCGCCCAGAGGAGTAAGGACGCTGGACAGCTTGATACCGTTGATCTCTCTTGCGGCAGGAACGATAGTAAGACCGTTCTGCTGTGCGTCGGCGTTGAGCTGGAAGTAAGCGGTCGGGTCGAGCCACAGAGCCAAGCCCTCAGTAGTGCCGTTGGATTCATAGATCAGTTTGAGCGCCGCAGCAGCGTCCCACAGACCGAGGGGCTTTCCGCCCATATCGATCACGTTGGAAGTGATAGCGGAGATCAGACCGCGAGTCTTGTTCGGGGTGTCGTCGTCGGTCGCTTTCTGATATACGCCGTTGATGTAGGTGTACTCGATATCACGTGCGATCTTCTGCATACGAGCCGCAATCTGGAAGTCAAGCTCGCTGATCGGATTAGCCTGCTGACCAGCAACATTTGTGCCGGACAGAGTGCCCATGTTCGACATTTTGCCGTAGGACACATAGACGCTCTCCTGGAAGATCTGAGTGACGTTTGTGATCTGAGAACGAGTGACAACCGCAGGAGTAGGAGCGGTCAAAGAAGCGTTCTCGGAAATAGCAGGCTGAGAACCGTTGCCACCGCCGGTATATTCCTGACCGACAACAAATTCAACGTGGTTAGTCTGCGCCATTCTGCCGCCGATGATCGAGGACAGAGGTGTTTTGGTGTTGCCCTTATTAAAGAGCATGCCGGAGTAGTTAAGCACTCCAAAACTTGTAGCAACTGCCATAAATTACATCTCCTTTTGTTAATTTGGCTGTGCGGTGGATTGTGCAAGTCGGGTGTAGTACGCCGCTTCGCCTGCACTACCGTTATCTAAGGCTTCCTTCGCTTTCTTAGTGTATTCGTCTGCTACACTCCCAGCTCCACCTGCGCCGGGGCGAGGGGTGTTTTTCAACGCGCCTTTAGTAACCTGTTTATCGTGCGCTTCGAGGAATTTCTTTTGACACTCGAACACCTTGTCCATCTCTCCCTCAGCCGTAGCGTTGGCGATTTCAAGAGCGAGCTCGTCATCATATCCCATGCTGAGATAGCTTGCCTTATACGCCGAGATGGTTTTCTCTTTTTCAAGAGCCGCCAGCTTTTGCTCCATCTGAGCGTACTTTTCGTCGGCTTCCTGCTTCTTCCGCTCATCGTCGTCAAGCAGAGCGTTATGCTTTTTCTTCCACTCTGCCGCTTCCTTGTTTGCTTTTGAAACAGAATTTCTGAGCTTAGTGTTTTCCTCGGAATGATCGTTGTACTCGAACTTTTCAAGAGCCGCAACCTTTTCTTCGGCGGTCATGTCCTCGTAACCTTCGATGAGTTTTGTGTCAATATTCATTTTTTCCTCCATTCTGCGATTAAAGACTTCCCTGTCTGTTTTTTCTGTTTTTGGTAGGGTTTTCTCCCTCTTTGCGTTTTTACAACTTCCCTGTTGCTTTGTTGAAAATATAAAAAGAGCTATGAACGATTGCTCATAGCCCCTGTTGACTGTTTTGCGATACCTTGTTGTACCGCCCTATTTAGTTTTGCCGTTATACGGTAGATAATAACATCGGCAGCCCCAGTGAGGTTTAGGCGGCACTTTGTCTATGTCGTAGACTTTATCCTGCCGCTCCTCGCATACATGGCATACTCTGTTATCTTCTTCGGTCATCCAGACTACCTTTTTCACGCCTTTGTCTTTATAGGCTTGCAAGGTGGCAGCGTCGGTGATTTCGATTGCATACTCAGCTACCATCTGAGCCCAATATTTTTTGGCTTTGTCAAAAGCGTCTGCTTTGCCATCCTTTGACATGATGGCTTCATATGACCGATATTTCTTTCTTTCGGCTTCTTTTGTGTATATATATGTAGAAGTAGGGTTGAATGAATTGAGAAAATCCAAAACCCACAACTCGTCAATGATATCATCGTGGTTGGCGGCTTTGTACGCCCTCTTAGCAATCTCAACTAATAGCGGAGTGGTT